TTTATCGCAGCAGTTAAAACTCCAGGAAATAAGGAAAAAAAGCATACGTTCCAATTATGCAACATCAGATGTTCCGAATACGACTGATATTAATAAAACTAATAATATTAACTATAATAGAAATAGAAAATACAATAGCTATCAAAGAGCAAGATACTCCCCCCCAGCCGCTAATCATTCTAAGACAACAATAGAATATGAAGGCGAGCAATACGAGTACATCGCTGAATTTGGAAATTATATTGAATACAGAAATAAAAAAGGCAACAAGGTTGCTAAACATAAGTGGAAAGACGAACCTATAAAAAAGTTTGATGCCTCTTTTAAGGAGGCTGTCTGAAGTTAAGGTGTGTAAAATTAATGGATATATTGGATACAGCTGGCTTGGCAGAACGCTTTATGCCTAAACCCAAAATACCAAAAGCAGCGTCAATGTTTGATATTTTAAAGTTTTCTTATGATCCTGGAGATCACGGGTTCCATGATAATAAGGATAAACTTAAACTTCGTGCCAATAATAAGCAGATTAATTGTTGGGATCTAACAATAACTGAATTATTACCCCTGGTTGAACTTGAAGAACGGGAGATACTCTGGGCCAGATCTAAAAGATATTCCTGGGTTGCGCTTGGTAAAATGTTTGGCTGCCATCGTGTAACAATTAAGAAGAAATACATCAACGCAATATTTAATCTTGAAAGTAAACTGGATAAAACTCTTATAGACAAGATAGATCAAATTTAGTAATTGAAAAGGTACAGTTGGATATAAAAATATCTGAATATTATGGCTGGTCATCCACTTAAAAAGATACAATGCGAAAGTATTGCAAGAACATCTGGCAAGCAATGTAGAGCAAAGGGATATTTAAAAAAGAGTGGTCATTATCGTTGTAGGTTTCATGGTGGTGCATCAACTGGAGCCATAACCTTAGAAGGTAAATTAAAAGCATATAAAAATTTAAAACAATTTAAAAATTATACAACAGAACAATTATTACAATGGATACAAAACAAACAGATGAAATCATCAAGCGTTTAGAACTTGGCGAACCATTATCAAAGATTACAAAAGACAAGAAGTTACCAGACGCATCAACTGTTTATAAATATTGCAGAGATAGTAAAGAACTTCACGAAAAGATTATGCAAGCAAGACAAACTGGCGTTTGGACATTGCTTGATAAAATAGCTGAAGATATGGAGATCCCAAAGACACCACAAGAAACTCATTTTTTAAGAGAAAAATATTCACATATAAGATGGCTAGCTAGTAAGTTGGCTGCTAAAACATTTGGCGACAAAGTACAACAAGACATCAAACAAGATACGACAATAACTGTGAGCTGGGGAAATCCTAATGATATGGTTGAAGCTAAAAAGATTGTGGAAGAAGTACAAACAACATCTGTACCGAGCCTACCGAATGGGTAAGTAAGTGGGTAACTCCGTGTTTTTCTACGCGGCTCCAGGATCCTCGCCAGCGCGTATGAGTGCGGAACAAAGCAAGAACATTGGCCATAACTCTCTGGTTACTCTTTGGTTTGTAAATAGTTATTGATTAACAACAATAGTTAGTAGGTTTTATACCTACGAGCCATTGTATTTGCATATAAAACAAGAACATTGCGAGAACATTTAGGCGGTATACCCCAAAATCCACCCGCGTTTTTTAAGTATATATAAGTTGGGAGTTCAGCACACAGCCACACACAAACAGCGAAAGGTAACATGACTAAAAAAGAATTTCAAAACCCAAGTGGAGGGTTAAATGAAAAAGGCAGAAAACATTTTGGAGTAAAAGCTCCAGTAAACAAAGGTACAAACCCAAGGCGTATCTCCTTCGCAGCGAGGTTCGCTGGAATGTCTGGTGCTATGAAGAAACCTAACGGAGAGCCAACAAGAAAAGCTCTAGCATTGAAGAAGTGGGGTTTTAGTTCAGTAGCCGCTGCTAAAAGTTTCGCAAGTAAAAATAAGAAATCTTAATAACAATGAATGAAAAATTAAAAAACAAAATGATAACTGCAATGGTTTTCCTAGCTGAAGATACAAACGGCATGGTAATCCACCTAAACGGGTTTGATGATCCAAGGCACGCAGATGATTTTGTTAAAACACTAATGAAAAATAGTGGGATTGATTACAAATCTATTTTAGATCTAACTGAACTACCCACACTACACTAGGAGGAATATGGAAAAAATAATTAAAAAATGGAATAGCTGGAGTACGAATATTAAAGCAGCTGTTGTAATTGCTGCTGCTATTATTGTAATTTCTATAATTTTATAATGCACATCCAAATACCTTATACGCCTCGGCCATTACAAGCGAAGTTGCATGAGGATTTGGATAAACATAGGTTCGCAGTTTTAAATTGTCATCGTAGGTTTGGCAAAACAATATTGGTTATACTGCATTTGATTAAGAAGGCTCTTACAAATGATAAGAAAAACCCAAGGTATTATCTGATCGGGCCAACATTCGTTTCGATCAAAAGGGTTTGTTGGGATTATCTAAAGCAATACGCTGGATGTATTCCTGGTACTACATTTAACGAAACCGAGTTAAGATGCGACTTCCCTAATGGCGCAAGAATAACATTGATGTCTGGAGAAGATCCAGATCGTATCAGAGGAATTTATGCTGACGGGATTTGCGTAGATGAGGTAAGCCAAATGAACCCGAAACTTTGGCACGAAATATTAAGACCCGCTATTTCTGATAGACATGGGTTCGCTTATTTTATTTCGACACCAGCTGGGATGAGTAATATATTTTATGACTTATACCAATACGCATTAAGTGATCCAAAGTGGTTAGCTTATACAGCTAAAGCAAGTGAGACAAATTTAGTAGACCAAGAAGAATTAGACGCTGCTAAAGCACAGATGGGGGAGAGCAAATTTCTCCAGGAATTTGAGTGCGATTGGGTGGCAAACGTCTCGGGAAGTATCTATGGAAACATAATACAGAAACTAGAAGATAATAAACAGATAACCAGGATCGCTTATGATCCATCGCTTTTAGTTTCGACAGCATGGGATTTGGGTTATGGAGACAACACCGCAATAGTTTTTTTTCAACAAGTCGGTAATCAAATAATGATTATTGATTATTACGAAAACAACAAAGAAGGTTTACCGCATTATGTTCAATACATAAAAGATAAAGATTATGTTTATGATGAACACTATGCGCCACACGATATAGAAGTAACAGAATTTAGTAATGGTAAGACAAGACGAGAGATTGCTTATCAATTAGGAATAAGATTTAGGGTACTGCCAAAACTTCCATTAGAAGATGGAATACACAATTTAAAAATGGTGTTACCTAAATGTTGGTTTGATGCTGAGGCAACAAAACCATTAGTAGCTGCATTAAGACATCATCATCGAAAGTTTAATGACAAGATGAGAATTTTTAGTGCAAAACCCGTTAAGGATTTTAGCTCACACGCTTGCGATGCTGCAAGATACATGGCTATATCTTTATCGGAATTACCAAGACAAAAACTAGCAGATCAGCAAACAGCTGAAAACAATTATTCAATACACCAGGAGAAATAAATTATGGGATTTTTAATGCCAAAAGTACCAGCTATGCCAGCGATACCAGAACCAAAACCTTTACCAAAACCACCAAAGATGGAAGATCCAGTAAGAAAAGAAGAAGTAAAAGATAAAATAGCTTTGATTAAAAAAAATAAAAAAGGAAAATCATCAACAATATTAACAACCGCTGATGGCTTATTAGATAACGAGCTAACAACGAAAAAGAAATTATTAGGAGGATAATATGGGAGGAATATCAAGAATAGTAAAATCAACACCAAAAATTTTTAAAAAGGTAACACCACCAACTACAGCTGAAGTATCACAAGCAACATCAACAAATATGTATCGTCCAGAAGATATGTCTAATGATATGTCTGGTATAGCACCACAAGATAGGTCTAATGCTAGGTCTGGTAAAGCTCCAGTAGATATGTCTAATGCAGAACTTTCTTTATCAAATACAAAAAAAAAAGGTAGATCAAAAACTATTTTAAATACAGCGGGTGGTTTAGGTTCTAGTTCACTTAATACAACTAAGAAAAAATTAGGAGCATAAATGGCAGAAAATGCTAAAGCAAAAATGGTAATGGAGAGATATAAAACTCTCAAAGCACAAAGAGTTACCTGGGAAGATCATTGGCAAGAAATTGCAGATTATTTTTTACCAAGAAAAGCTAACATCACAGAAAAACATACTCAAGGCGATAAACGTCACGATCAAATATTTGATGGTACAGCAACTCATGCTTTAGAATTATTATCTTCATCTTTAAATGGTATGTTGACTAATACTATTTCTCCATGGTTTGTTTTAAAATTTAGAAACCAAATGGCAGATGATAATGATGCAGCAAACGAATGGCTAGAAAGTTGCGCAAAAATCATGCAGCAAGTCTTTTCAAGATCTAACTTTCAACAAGAAATTTTTGAATTATACCATGAGTTGCTAGCATTTGGTACGTCTGCTATGTTTATTACAGATGATGCTAAAGATGATTTAAGATTTAAAACTTTACATATTTCAGAATTATTTATTACAGAAAATGAAAAAGGATTAGTTGATAGTTTAACTAGAAAATTTCATTTAAAAAATAAAAACATACCCGCTATGTATGCGGATGCAAATCTACCAAAAGCAATTTTAACAGATATTGAAAAATCTCCATACGAAGATACAGTTATCATTCATTCTGTTTATCCAAGTGAAACACCAATGGGATATGATAATTCAAAAAATATGGATTTTGTTTCTTGTCATGTTCACGAAAAAACTGGAACTTTATTAAGAGAAAGTGGATTTAAAGAATTTCCTTATGTAGTTCCACGTTATTTAAAATCTTCATCTAACGAAGTGTATGGAAGATCTCCAGCCATGAACGCGTTGCCTGATACAAAGATGTTAAACACAATGTCTAAAACAACTATCAAGGCAGCTCAAAAACAAATTGATCCACCTTTAATGGTTCCCGATGATGGTTTTATTTTACCTATTCGAACTGTACCAGGCGGATTAAATTTTTATAGATCTGGTACTAGAGAAAGAATTGAACCATTACAAATAGGTTCAAACAATCCTCTTGGTTTAAACATGGAAGAACAAAGAAGAAAAGCTATTAGAGAAAACTTTTTTGTAGATCAGTTAATGACAACTGGAAACCAAAACATGACAGCTACAGAAGTTTTGCAAAGAACTGAAGAAAAAATGAGATTACTTGGCCCCGTGTTAGGTAGATTGCAATCTGAATTATTGCAGCCATTAATCACTAGATCTTTTAATTTATTATTAAAAAATAATAAACTACCGCCAATCCCAGAAGAACTTGGCGATCAAGATGTAGAAATTGAATATGTATCTCCATTGGCCAAAGCACAAAAAAGCCAGGAGCTATCTTCAGTTATGAGAGGAATAGAAATATTTGGCTCTATGCAAGCTATAGCTCCCGTGTTTGATTACATAGATATTGATGGTTTAGTTTCTCACATCCAGGAAGTATTAGGATTGCCAGCTAAAATTATGAGATCAAAAGAAGAAGTGCAGCAAATGCAACAGCAAAAACAACAACAAGAAATGGAACAAATGCAATTACAACAAGCTCAACAAGTAGCAGAAAGTGCTGGTGCGGTAGCTCCAGCTTTAAAGGTTCTAAATGGACAATAAAGATATTAAAGAATTAGAACTTGCTTACAAACAAACTTTCGGATCTGAAACTGGAGAAAAAGTTTTAGAAGATCTAAAAAAAAGATGCAGCTTTTATACTACGTCACACGTTAAAAACGATAGCCATGAAAGTGCATTTTTAGAAGGAACAAGATTTGTAGTCTTGTTTATTAATAATATGCTCAACAAAAAACCCACGGAGGATAAATGAGTAGTGAAACAAACCAGGTAGCAGTTGAACCAACAAGTCAAGTGTCTGTAGAAACACCAGCAAACGATACAACATTAACAGCCGAAACAGTTGCAACAGATTGGAAAGCAAGTCTTTCGGAAGAAATAAGAGCTGATAAATCTTTAGAAAATATTAAAGATATAGAAGGTTTAGCAAAATCTTATGTTCATGCACAAAAATTAGTGGGTGCTGATAAAATTCCAGTACCTAACAAACATGCTACCGAAGAAGATTGGAAAGAAGTTTATAAAAAATTAGGTAGACCCGAAGATGCCTCTGGATACAAATATGATTTACCAGAAGATCAAACAATAGATCAAACAGCATTAAAAAATTTTTCAGATCAAGCGCACAAACTTGGATTACTTCCTAGTCAAGCAAATGGTATGGTAAAATTTTATAATGAAATGCAAGCAGTTAGTTTACAAGAACAAGATAGCGTAGCTATTGCAGCTAGAGAAAATAGTGCCAAAGAACTTAAACAAGAATGGGGTCAAGCATACGATCAAAAAATTAGCCAGGCCAACAATCTTGCAAAGACAGTTGGTATTGGAGAATTGTTTGATACTAATTTAGCAGATGGAACTAAACTAGGAGATAATCCAGTTATGATAAAAGCATTTGCAGAACTAGCAGCAAAAATGGGAGAAGATAGTATTACGCAATCTTCTGGGCCAATTTATCAAACACCAGCACAATTAGAAAAAGAAATTGGTAATTTAACACAAGCTGGATCTGCTTATTGGGATAATAAACATCCTAACCATGATGCAGCTGTTCAAGAAGTAAAAGCATTAATTCATAAAAAAAATAACGAAGAAAGCGTTTAAAAAATTTAGCTTTACGAGAAAAAAAAAATCAAGTATAGCTGAAATATTGGGATAATCGATAGACCCCAAAAGACATTAGGAAAGACTAACATCTAAAAGATGTAAAAGCCAGGTTTAGACCCGCAAGGATAATCAGCCGTTTAACTTAAACATAAACATAACCAAGAGGAGAATAGTATGTCTATTCAAATAACTACTTCTTTTGTAGAGCAGTATAGTTCAAATGTAACTATGCTTTCTCAACAAATGGGAAGTAAATTAAGAGGCTCTGTGGATGTGGAAAATATCAATGGCAAAAATGCGTTTTTTGACCAGGTAGGCGTAACTGCTGCTCAAATAAGAACGAGCAGACATGGCGATACACCTCAAATCGATACACCCCACTCTAGACGGAGATTGAGCTTGGCAGATTACGAGTGGGCTGATTTAGTTGACGATGTTGACAAAGTTAGAATGCTTGTGGATCCAACAAGTTCATACGCTAAAGCAGCGGCAGCAGCTATGAACAGAAGTATTGACGATGTAATTATTACAGCGATGAATGCCTCTGCTAATACTGGTGTAGCTGGTGGTACATCTACTGCTTTACCTTCAAGCCAAAAAACTGCAACTTCAGATCAATCAGATGGTTTGACTATTGCAAAACTTTTGTCTGCGAAGAAAATCATGGATAATAACGATGTTGATCCTTCTTTAAAGAGATACATTGTTTGCGGGCCACAACAAATATCAGATCTATTAGGTACAACTTCAGTTACAAGTGCTGACTTTAATACAGTTAGAGCTTTATCAACTGGAGAAGTAAATTCTTTCCTAGGATTTGAATTTATAATGTCAACAAGACTGAACAAGGATGCAACTAATACTACTGACAGATTAGTTTTTGCTTATACTGAAGATGCTATTAAATTAGGTATCGGTAAGGATATTGGAGCAAAAATTTCTGAAAGAGCTGACAAGTCTTACTCAACACAAGTGTACTATTGTATGTCACTAGGTGCTGTAAGAATGGAAGAAAAGAAAGTTGTTCAAATCCCTTGTCACGAAGCATAATAGGAGGATAGAAATATGGGAACTAAAAATACTGATCTAGTAGCAAATTTCGAAGCGTCTCCTTCAGTTGCTAACAACTCTGCTGAATTACATGGCGTTTTAAGAACAGCTCATGGAACTGTAGAATTAGCATCTGGCGATAGTGACGATAACGATATTGTTATGTTAGCACCAATTCCATCAAATGCTGCTGTACCAAGTTTATTTATTGGTTCAGACACATTAGGTGGATCGTGTACTTTCAATGTAGGGATATACACTTCAGCTGGCGTAGTTAAAGACGAAGATGTATTCGCAAGTTTAGTAGCTGATGCTGCTGGAATGGCGGATGTTCGTTTTGAAGCTGCTAATATAGATACAGCTGGACAAAAGATGTGGGAATTAGCTGGAGACAGCTCTGATCCAGGCGGATATTACTATGTAGCGGCTACAATGGCTGCTGATGGTCAAACTGCTGGAACTATGTCTTGGAACATTTCATACGTTGTAAATTAATACAATAAAATTTTAGGCGGGAGAAGCGAGAGTGGATCCCGCCTAGAGTGCATGACAAAAAAAATCGATAAACCAAAACTTGTATTACACTTTAAGAGTGGCAATCATATTTATAGATATGTTTTAGTTGATCGATTTAAACACGACAATAAAAACCACTTTGGTTTTGATACGAAGCAAGAATTAACTGAAGCTGAAATATTTGCTTTAGTTAAACCAAGAAAGTTAAGACGCAAATATATAACCAACAAATAGGAACACTAAATGTTAAAAGGCAAAAAAGGTAAACCAGCAAAACCTAAAAATAAACAATTAGCAGCTATGTATGGTAATAAAAATAAAATTACCAGAGGCGATGTTATTGCAGCAGCTAAAAAAAATAAAGGGAGAGCATAATGGCTAAACCTGGATTATATGCAAACATCCACGCCAAAAGAGCTAGAATTAAGGCGGGTAGTAAAGAAAAAATGCGTAAAGTAGGAACTAAAGGCGCACCAACAGCAGCAAACTTTAAACGAGCTGCTAAAACAGCAAAGGCATAATAAATGGCATCAGTAATACAAATTTGTAACTCTGCATTAAATCAACTAGGAGCTAGTTCTATAACAGCTCTTACTGAAAATTCTAAAAATGCAAGATTATGCAATGAAAGATATGAGACAGTACGAGACGCAGTATTTAGATCTCATCCCTGGAATTGTTTAATTAAAAGAGTTCAATTAGCGCAAGATACTGCAACTCCAGCGTGGGGTTTTTCATTTCAGTATACATTACCGAGTGATTGCTTGCGTGTATTACAAATTAAAGATTATGATGCTGACTATAAAATTGAAGGAAGAAAATTATTAATAAATGAGGCCAATGTTTTTCTAATTTATTCTGCACAAATAACTGATGTAAATGAATTAGATGTTTTATTAAGAGAAACAATATCAGCTTATTTAGCACAAGATATTTCTTATGCCATTACTTCAAACTTACAAGTTTCAAAATTAATGACAGAAAAATATACTTTAAAATTATCAGAGGCAAGACATACAGACGCTAGCGAAGGATACAACACAGATCCAACACTAGGTAATACAGATCAAGTAATAACAGACGATTTCATAAACAGTAGATATTAATTATGCCTAAACAACTTTTAAGCATACCGAGCTTTACGGCTGGGGAGCTTTCATCCTCTATGGAGGGTAGAACAGATTTTGCCAAATATTTCAATGGCGCAACAAATATAGAAAACTTTGTTGTATTACCTCACGGGCCAATTACTAGACGGCCAGGAACTTATTTTGTATCTGAAATAAAAACTTCATCTGCTAAAACTAGATTAATACCATTTACATTTTCAACTGAACAAACTTACGTTTTAGAATTGGGCAATAATTATATCAGATTTTTTAAAGATAGTGGCCAAATAGTTGAAAGCAATAAAACTATTTCTGCAATAACAAAAGCCAACCCAGCTGTAGTTACATCAAGTAGCCATGGTTTTTCTAACGGAGATTTTGTAAATATTTCTGGTGTTGTAGGAATGACAGAAGTAAATAACACAACTTTTAAAGTTGCTGACAAAACTACTAACACTTTTGAATTACAAAATGTTGATGGTACAGATATTAACTCGTCTGCTTTTACTACCTATTCATCTGGTGGTGTTATTAATAGAATTTACCAAATCACAACTGAATATACTACTGCACAACTTTTTGATTTAAAATTTGCGCAATCTGCTGACGTGATGTACTTATGTCATCCCGATCACGAACCCATGAAACTTTCGAGAACGGGGCATACTTCTTGGAGTTTAGATGAAGTTGATTTTGGTATTAACGGGCCATATTTTGATGCTAACTCTACAGATACTACTATTACTCCACAACAAACCGCAGCTGCTACTGGCAAAACTTTAACCTTATCTGCAACTACGGGTGTCAACAATAATCAAGGATGGCTTACAACAGACGTTGGAAGAATTGTAAAATTTAATGGTGGTACTGCAAAGATCACATCACGAACAAACTCTACAGTAGCCGTTGCTACAATCGTTGACGCTTTTACCAATACAAACGCTACAAAATCTTTTCAATTAGGATCATTCTCTGACACTACTGGTTTTCCATCTTCTGTATCTTTCTTTGAGCAACGATTAGTTTTTGCTGCAACTAACGATCAACCTCAAACAATCTTTTTTTCAAAATCTGGAGACTATGAAAATATGTCTGCTGGAGTAAATGATGATGATGCTATGGTTTACACAATCGCATCAAATCAAGTTAATGCAATTAAATCTATGAAGGCTACAAGAACTTTAATTGTAATGACAACGGGTGGAGAATATTCTGTATCTGCTGGTAATAGCTTTGCAATTACACCTACAAATATTTCAATCGTAAAACAATCTAACTATGGTTCAGCGGGTGTTGATGCTTTATCTATTGGTAACGCAACTATATTTTTACAACGTGCTAAAAGAAAAATTAGAGAACTTGCTTATAACTTTGATACAGATGGTTACGTTGCGCCAGACTTAACTATACTTGCAAATCATATTACCGAAACTGGCGTAGTTCAAATGGATTACCAACAAGAACCTCATTCTGTCGTATGGGCCGCAAGAACAGACGGAGTTTTAGGTGGATTAACTTATAATAGATTAGAAAATGTTGTCGCCTGGCACAGACACATTATCGGTGGTAAATCAGATACTACTAAAAATATTATTCAACAAAAAATTTCTTTTACTGCTAATTCAACAACTGTATCAACAACCAACAATACAATTACTTTATCATCCCATGGTTTATCAACTGGCGATCCAGTTTATTATAACGCTGCATCTAATGTTATTGGTGGATTAAATATTTCATCGCTTTATTATGTTATTGCAACAGATAGTAATACAATCAAACTAGCAACAACTGCTACTAAAGCTACTGCGGGAACAGCTATCTCATTTACTTCAGCTCCAAGCTCAGACACTACTCAATTTATTTATCAAGGCATAAATATATCATCTAATTTTATTTATTCTGTATCTCATGGATTTAAAACTGGAGATATATTCTATTATGATAATACGGGTACAGCTATTGGTGGATTATCAGAAAATGTAAAATATTATATTGAAAAAATTGATAACAACCAATTTAAACTTTATTCCAATAAAACTTTAGAAACAGTTGTTAGTTTAACTTCAGCTCACACTTCAGAACAAACTGATAATATTTTAACTCATGCTAAAGTTGAAAGTGTTGCAGTAATTGATGGCGATACTGATGAAGATCAAGTTTATATTATTGTTCAAAGATGGATAAATGGAGCTGTAAGACGTTATGTAGAATACTTTACTCCATTTGATTTTTCAGAAGATGTAACTGCATTTCATTACCTGGATAGTGGATTAAGTTATGTTGGCGATGAAACATCTACATTATCTGGTTTAAGTCATTTAGTTGGAGAAGTAGTTGATGTAATTGGAGAAGGTTCAACTCAAACTTCAAAAACTGTATCTGCTAGTGGAGAAATAACTTTAGATACTGCAACTGAACAAGCTAAAGTTGGTTTATTATATTCTTCTGATTTACAAACAATGAGATTAGATGAAGGTTATACAGAAACTACACAAACTAAAACTAAAAGAATTTACGATTTATCAATTAGATTTCAAGATACAGTAGGAGCTAGCGTGGGGCCAAATGCAGCTAACTTAACTGCAAT